AAAATGCGCCAGATAGGAGTCGAACCTTTCACGATATATGTATTAATGCGCTAATAGTTAATTTAGCAATCAAAAACAATGGTCAAACACGTCACTAGTAAACAATACAAGCAAGAAATCTACATCATTTTTACATCAATAGCATAAATCACGTTAAAAAAAAAATCAAGATTGTTACCTTTAAACTAATTGTTGATAGCTAAATTTCTTTTCAAAATTTTCATTCAAAGTATATGTGATTTACATCAAATTTACATCAAATTTACATCACTGAAGTTTCTACATAAAACAAAAAGAGTTTGGATTGTTTTTTTTATTTTATTGACTGTTGTTTAACTAAATGGTTATAATTTATTAATTCTATATTAAAGAAGGTACTATGCTAGAATTTTTAAAAAGCAACATAAATTGGATTAAGGATATTTTTGTAATAGTTTTCACAGCAATTGTAACCATTGTTACTGTTTTTACCTACTGGCGAGCAAAAGATACTTTACTTCAACCAATTCGAAATGAGACCATAAAAAAACAATCTGCAATATTGGCAGAATTGTTAGATTTTTTTGAATCGAATATTTCAGCATTTGAATCTCGCATTGATTTATTAAATACTACTAGAGTTAATGTATTGATGCTTCTTGAGGAATACGGCTTTAACCTTGATAACAAAGAAGAACTATTACAAGAATTTAAACCTACAATTTATGGAAGTATTTACTGTGGAAATTCAGAACATGTTGTTAAAAAAATTGAAATATTTATTACTAATCCTAGAGATAGACAAAATGTATATCATTCAAAAGAGGTTATGCAAAAAAAACAGGATTTATTAAAAAAAGGAATAGTAAACCTAGAATATTTATATATCACTAACAAATTTTCATCTTTTATGGCTCAATTAGATGAATTTATTGATAATGCGTTCATGCCAACAAGAGTTATCACACTTTTACAAAATTTCTCAAAATCATTAGAAGATGATTTGAAAATAATACTAAAAGAAGAATTAGAAAAATTTCTAATTGAATATTGTAAAAAATTTTTTGAAGATAAAAATATCTTAGAATTTTCACCTGATGGTGTATATAATTCTTTTGATTTGGCTAGATCGCATTATTGTATCAATACTGTAGTTATGTTAAAGGAAGAAATAAGAAGGTTCTTATTAATTGATAAACCTTGGAAATAAAAATAAATTAGTTTGAGGCTAAATATTTTCTAAAATTCAAGAACAATTTAATACCCCAGTTTGTAACTTAGTATGGTGCTTTAATCTAGTAGGGTATTTATAATTTTAGAGGTGCCAATCGTATTTGAACCCTTGCGAACTATGTCATTATCCAATCAATCGTGCTCTAGATAACTTAAAATAGCATGTTATCTATTCAACTGCAACTTATCTAGTCACAAAATTGTACACAAATTGTAAACACCTCTTTCTTTGGTTTAAAAAATGGATATATTTTTGATGAATTTAATTGAGTAATAATAAGATTATTAGTAACCCTAAAATTTGCTTTCCTTTTGATAAGTTTATATAAATTATAAATAAGTAAGAAAATAGTTAATATTTTGCTAGTAAAACTATATATTAATATTGACAAAATAGTTAATAATTTGTAGTATTTTGATATTAAGAGGAGAATAAAAAATGCAATTTACACATAATAGTACTATAGGAAAAATAAGAAAAATTAAATCAACTTATGATGATTCAATGTTGATTTTTGATGGTATTTTTGTTGCTGAAGGTGCTGAATCTTATTATATGGGTGATTATATAACTCATTTTGAAATAGAAGATCAATTTGTTGCTGGCTCTTCTGATTCAGATCTTGATTATGATATGTCAATGAAATTTTTACAGGATAACTATTCTAATTTGTCATGTGTAGAATTAGAAATTTTGTATTCATTAACAGCAGAAGATATTGAAGTTAGAGATTTTATAGATTCTGATTGTAGTAATATTCCTTTTATCCCAAAAAAATTACAAAAAATATATGATAGTAAAGATGAAGCTTTATATGCTATTGATGGTATACTTCTTGGTGAAATTTCTTGGAAATGTCAAAATATCAGAGGATTATTAGCAAGCAATCAAGGTTATAGTGCAATAGCTATGAATGATGAATTTGGAATTAGCTACTTTATTCCATACACTGCAAATTTTAAAATTATAGATTAATAGAGGTTTAATAGATGGAAAAAATAATTAACGGTAAACGATATAATACAAAAAGTGCTACAAAACTTTTTAGTTTAAAAAATAACATGACGTTTTATAAAAAATCTAATAATGAATTTTTTTTCATCATTAATGATAAAGAGATAACACCTTGTACAAAAGATACTATATTTGAATTCTGTAAAAATGAAATACCCAAAGATAAACTTTTAAACCTTTTAACTGAAAGTAAAGAAATTAATCAAATTGGATTTAAAGTAACAAATGAACAAAAAATTTATTTAGAACAAAAGTCGAAAAAAGCAGGCTTTTCTACTTTATCAAAATACATAAAATCTCTAATTTTTCCAAACATTAAATAATGCTAATTATTACTTAAAAGTTAAATTTTAAACATTGAAAAGGCACTGTATTAATAATACAGTGCCTGGTAATTAGATTATCCAAATATATCTAGGAGGTTACCAAATCCAACCAATGCTTGCACTTGCTGTATAAGATGTGATATCGGCCATTTTAAGAGGGCTTGTAAAAGTTGTTATTGGGGCAGATAATCCACAACTAATAATACCACCTCTACCAAACGTATATCCAAGGTTTAATCCAACACCAAAGCCATCTTCTAAATTATATGTACTTCCAATAGTTGTAAAGAAATGGGTTGCATATAGCTCGTTATTTAGCTCTGTAATCTGTCCATCTTTCTTGGAAACAGATTTTTCTAATTTAACATTCTTTTTTGTTAAATCATTAATAGCTGATTCCTTAATTTTTGAGTCTTCAGATAAAATTTTTATTTGATCTGAATTTTCATTAACTTTTGAAACTGCTGCTATTAAATCTTCTTTTGCTTCAATAGTAGTTGATTTAGCATTATCTAATTTAATTAGTGCTGAATCAATTAAATCATTCATTTCATTTTCTGAAATTTCGGAGTTCGTTTTCTGATTCTTCGATAGATTCGATTGTTTTATTGAGATTTGAGATTGAGGTGTTGAGTAAGTCTCCAACTTCGTTATTTCTTTTTCCGAGTTGTTCAAAACTTTTTTCTGAAATGGATTTAAAATTTTGCTTGGATTTACCTCGTGAAAAGGCATAGAGAATAATTGAGATGCTACTAATGATAATACTAATAATAGAGAGATAGTTTTTTTCATTATAGGTCCTCCTTTTTGTTAAATGATTTGTAAAATTGAAAGGAATCAACGATAGCTTTTGCGCGCCTTAATGGCTCTTCACTAACGTTCCCCCTTATAGAAATATCCACATTAGGATTTGGAATAGTATTTTCTGGATTAGGCGCATTTTTGACTTTGCACTGAAAATTGAATCTTGAATTCCAAGTATCTGATTCAAAATAATAGCCACTATCAGTAATATAATTTGCAATAACTGTAGTTGTGGCTTCTTTATTTTCAATTGATTTTTCCCAATCACCCCATTTTTGAAACAATAAATACTGTAGCATTGCAGGTTGTTTAACTAATTCAATTAAGTAGTAATGATTAAAAACTATATAACCAATAGCAATAAGAATTAGAGTTGCAATACCAGTAATCACTTTTAGAAGTAAAATATTAGCAACTAGAAAAAGAGTTATTGTACCCATTAATGCAAGAATGATTGAAATAAATAGATAATAGTATTTATTAATTTTATATTGCTCATATTTCTTACAATATATAAAATTCTTTATAATACCAAAATAAAGTACCGAACTAAGAATAATATAATTATAATAGATTAATACTTCCAAATTACTTTTCATTAGAAATAGAATAATATTTGAAAATAAAAGAACAGTGATTAAAGATAAGAAATTAATAATAATTTTATTTTTATAAATTTCTCGTATTTTTGTTAAATTCATTTTTCCTCCCAAAAAAAAATCATCTTCTTTTTTTACCAATTCTCTTAGTATTGTTTTGATTCCATAAGTAGAATCCCATCCATGAGTTGCTACAGTGGAAATTAGTGTTCCATTGAAAAGAGAATATTGAGCGAGAATTGTTGTTAGATTTTTGCCTAAAGCAAAACCAATTGAACCACAAATCAACCATGATAAAAACATAATCAAAATTGGAATTAATTTATTGTGAATTTTAGTTTTTTTCTTTATCCAAAAACCAAATATATTTAATGGAATTGCTAAAATAAACAAGCTTGAAATAATAATAAGACACCTCCTATTGTGATATAAAACAAAATTGAATGGAGGGTTTAAGATAATAATATCATCGTTATAATTAGTGGGCAATAAGTCGCATTATTAAGTTTATTTAAGCTTAAGATATTAATAAGCTTTAAATTTATAATGGTTTAAAAAAATATTTTTTAATATGCAAACAAACCTCATAAAATGTTGTAAGCATTTTATTTCTAATTATTAATGATTAATTCTAATTCATTGATTCTTTTTATAGCTTCTTCTTGTTTATTCATAACTTCTAAGTTTGTCATATTAAACTTTTTGGATATTTTATTAAAATATTTTGTTCTTTCTTCAATGGTAAATTTCTTTCCTAAATTAATAACTATATAATTAGATTCATTAAGAAATAATTTTAATTTAAATTTTTCTTGTTTCTCTGCAACTTTATTATCAAGATCTTTTTGTTTTTGAATAGATTCAACTTCTTCTTCAGTTATTTGAATTAATTCTAATCTCTCACTTCTTTCATTAATAATTTCTTGATTAACATTATCTTCATAAGCATAAATTTCATTGTTTAGCGTTTTGTAATATTTCATTATTTCTCCTTTATACTACAGGGGGTGTAGTTGTTAACTCTGACCATAAATCAAAGTCCCATGATGAGCTAAAAATATAAGTACTTCCTACTGGGACTATTGCTTGTATATTGTGTCTATCATAATCACCTTTAATTACGCACTTTGAGGCTATAACACCATCAATTGTCAAAGTATACGTTGAATCATTTGTAGCAGTTGTTATGCTAACTACTATTGGTCTATCTGTATCATTTGTTCGTATTACATTCCTTGCTCTATAAGAAGTCATATCTTGCCACGATTGTCCTTGTCCAAGCATGCCCCCTATATTTTCTGCACTTATATTTTCTGCAACAATATGGGTAGAATTTAAAAGATTTGAAAAAATATTATCATATCTATTTAAAGCATCACCGATATCTTTATTTGTACCAATAGGTATTAAAGCACCTGTCAATAGGCCTCTTGTTTCACCAGCAAAATAAATTGTGCCTGTAATATTGTACCAACCTATTTCTGATGGATCTGTTGTAGTTGAAGGTGCATTAAATGTTTTTGGAGTACCACTTGTTGTAAATACTTTAAATTGGTTATTTTCTCTCACTACATATTTAGCAATAAAAGGTTCTCCATCTATTGTTATTGCACTAGTACTTTTACAAGGTCTAATCGAATTGTCAACTAAACCATTATACCAACCATTAATAGGGGCTAGTGTAATGTAGTTATCAGAATCCCATTTATCAATGATATTAATTCTATTAAGATAAAATGCATTATCAATTATTTTATTTATTGCAGTTATTGTATTTACATCACCATTATATAAATATAATCCATCTTCATATAAATACATTGTTAATGTAGCACTACCACCTACGATATTCGGCTCACCTGTTACTGGGTTTGGTATATTAACTGCTTGTGCGGAACTATTAATACTTACATTATCACCTTTTGTCAAAGTAATGATTTTTTGTGTTGTTGTGTTTTCATTAAAAACTTCTATACCATTTATACTTAATTGATTCGCTGCATAAAGACCACCTTTGTATAAGTCAAAATGATAAAGACCAGTTTTTTGTATAATAAAATTCTTTGTCATACTAACAGGCGCAGTGATAGTAACAGTATAAGCAGCTGTATAACCTACATTAAGACATGAACTCAAATCAGTAGTTTTACTCTTTATATATTTCGCGTAAATAGTAGAACCATCATTAAAACTACAAGCACCAGTTTCACCTATATCTAAAAATTCATACAGTGTATGACTGTTCCATCTTGTCTTATTTTCTACAGTTATCGAACCTTCGCCAACAGAACCATATTGAGTCTTTAATAAAGATTCTTCACTATCTGATAAATCTATAGTAGCATTGCCACTAATAACTGTGTTGCCTGTAATGGTAGCAGATCTTGTAATAAAATTACCATCTGCATCTAAATAAAATCCTCGTAGTGCATCAAAAATATCAGATCTAATTACACCATTTTTAGTAAGAATAATCTCATTTGCAAACATTTCACCAGCGAATAATTTACTAACTGCTAAAGTATTGTAATATTTATCACATCCCATAGCTTTCGACCATGCCTCTATATCGTATTGACCAAATGCAGCTTTTCTTAAAATTGAGGTAAATTCATTAGACAAGAAGGTCTTAGCTGATATAACAGGTTTTAAACTAGCATTTATAACAGTTCCATTATTAAGGCAAGAAAATTCACCAATTAATAAATATTGCCAGTTACTATCTACCTCTGCTTTAGTAATTGGACTATCAGTTCCTGTATTAAAATCTACGAAAGATAATATCTCGTTTGCAACTGTAATTTTCTTAAAAGTAACTACTACAGGAGATTGGCTAATATCTGCAATAATTATTCCATCACCACCGACTGTACAAATATAAGATTCATTTATATAGAATTTTTGATTATTATAAATAATATATCCTGTTGTTTGGCCATTCCCTTGCAATGAAATAGTTGTTCCTGTAAATGAAAGTGTTGAAACTCCTAGATCTCCATCTATACCTTGAGCTCCTTTTTTAGAATAAATAAAAACTACATCATAAATAGAACCCCAATCTGCTACACCACCACTGATATGTTCTATTCTAAATATATTATTGGAATCAAAATTAATAAAAGAACTAGAGATTGTAAAACTTTTCCATTCTGTAATTGCATTTTCTCCATTTATTGCATTTGCTATTATGTTATTATTACATAAAATTCTAACATTACCCTCTAAATCATTTTGATTAATTTTGACTTCAAATAAATCCATTCCTAGTGGTACAGGAGGAAATTCAAAGTCATATCCAACACCATCAGATCCAATATACCAAGAACCTTTATAATGATTATAATCTTTACCATTTGCACCAGTATCACCGTCAACACCGTCATAAATCATAGAGATTGAATAACTACCACTTGTTTTCATAATCTAGCTTACCTCACAAGTAAAATCGGCTTTAACAGAAACCATATCATGTGTAACTGTAAAAGTATTGGATGTTCCAACAACTGTTGCTGAACCGTTTTTATACCATTTATATGTAAGTCCTGAAGTTACTTCTGTTCCATTTTGATAAACTTTACAAGTTAAAATAGTAGAGCCTGAACCGTTCTTTAAAAAAGCGCCTTCGCTAGAACTTATTACAGCTTGATAAGGATCTGTAAGATCTAAAATTGTAATCCCATTTGTAGTAAAGGTTTGGTTATAAGTATCAGAAGAAGAATCAGTATCTTTAATATTACATCTAAATTGAGCTGCTCCTAATACACTTGAAGCATTAACTATATAAGTTGTACTAGTTGAGCTTGCAATATTTGACCATGTTCCACTACTATATTTTTGCCATTGATATGTGAGACTTGTTGTATCTGTTGTTACACCTCGAATTAATTCTGTTCTTAAAGTTATGCTTGTTGGAATACTTTTATTTTTAAATTGTTCACCGTTTTCACTCCAAGCTCTAGCAATAACAACAGATGTCCCATTTGATATTCTTGCAAAAGTTTTGGTAACTTCATATGCAAAATCAAGGTTCAAAACAGAATCATGATAAGTATATGAGAATTTGAATTCTACAGTTGAATGAGTTCCATCAAATAAACTGTTGCCAACAAATCCTAAAACACTTGATGAATTAATTGTAAATCCGTTTGTACCGTTTACTATGTTTGTCCATGAAGTAGCGCCTGCTCTTCGATAGGACCAAACTTTAGCTGTACTTTGAGCTATGATATCACCAGCTTTTCCAGCAACATAAGCTGTTGGTGTTAAGGCTAGAGGAGTTGTTGACCAACTTGGATTGTAAACCCCACTAGCTGGATCATAAGCTAATGTATCAGGATGGTTTGAGTTAATTTTACTAATTATTGTAAGTCCGTCATTGTAATCAATTATTGAGTAAGAAGCGCTTGTTTTTGCCATTTTATATTCCTTTTTATTTTTTTATATTTCTACTTCGCAACTAAAATTTGTTCTTCCAATTGTATCTTCAGGTAATATTTCAATTGTTTTCTTTCCAATTGCTTTACTGCTAGTATTCCATCTATCATCATCTAAATAATTAGTACTGGATGAAATTCTAGTCCAATTAAAAGATTCTTCAGAAATGCTATTTGTAATATTATCATCACCCTGAAAAACAAAGCATTTTAAAGTTGTTGAAGCTGTTCCATCTCTAAACTTATCTCCATTTGTAGAGAATATTTGAATAGAAATTGCATCATCACCTTTAGGCCCTGTCTCTCCTTTATTGCCAACAATATTAATTGGATTTATTGGAGTATTTGAAGTTTTTGAAAACGTAGTAGGGGAAAAGACTTTTATTTCTTTTAACTTTATTGAAGTATTTAAAGTATTAATTCTTTGGCCTTTTTGATTGTTTTCAAAACTTTCTACAGTGCACTTAATGTTTTCATTATCAAGATCTAAAATAACAACATCATTTCTTTCTAAGAATGGAATAAAGCTTGTTTTAAATGAAAATTCTCTAGTTCTATTTTGATTTAGTTTTAAATATTTTTCTAATGCTTCTTGAACAGCTTCAACATTGGATGCAAATTTTGCATTAATAGTTTTACTAATCTTATCAATTTCCAATAAGTCTTGAATTTCCTTTTTAACATTGTTTTCAGATTTATGAATAAAAGGAGTTCCTGTAATAGTAAAATTATTGATAGAGCATGTTGTAGTTCCTGTATTTTCTAAAATAATCTGTGCAGAACTTGGATTATCTTCTGTATCATCTGTAGATCCATTGAATGATTTTAATTCTAAATTACCACCACTGTACGAAATATCATAAGAATCATTTGGGCCAATAGTAGGAGTTTTAACATCAATAGCTAAAGGGAATTCACAATTTGTTTTTATTGATTTATAATTTAAATTAGTAACTCCTTCTTTTGGCCATGTTGTATTTGGTAGAATATCAATATTAATTAAATCAGTACTTTCAACATAGTTTTCAAACGATTTAAATATGATTTGTTCTTCTTGCTTTTCGTATTCATTAAATGTGCAAGTAAATGAATTTCCTTCTACAGGTGCAAAGGTTTCGTTTATTTTTCCTAGTATTGGATTATCCGAATTATTACCAATTATATATTTAGCATTTGTTTCACTATCAACATAAGCATCTTTTAAACAAAGAGTTCCAATGTTATCAAAGTATAAATTTAAACAATATGTTTCTGCTATTTTTTGAAGTTCTGACCAGATTGAATCATCACCAATATTAACTATAGTTAAGATATCCATAATTCTATCAGCGTTAACTCTAGTAATTCCTGCCAAATTTGCTAAATAATGAATCAAAGAAGTTTCTTCTTCATATATATTTGAAATATAAAAATTTGCTAAAGTTTGTTTTGTTGGTTTTATCTTTGTTAATTTGGCTTTAGCTAAATCAATTAATTCTAAAGAAAGGTAATCATCTGTTACATAACCTCTGCTTCTGGTAGCTCCACTTGATGAAACTTTACCAACAAATATATTTTGCCAACTTGATTCGTCATTTTCTTTATATTGAATTTTAGCATCTTCATTTGCCCAATAACCAACCGACATTCCAGTATTTCGGATAGTTATTTTCCATGATTGGCTAAAGTCTGTCATTGAGCGTGAAAGAGTTTTAATATTAACTTCAACATCATTTATTATTAATTGTAATCTATAATTTTCTAACATATTAAGCCTTTACAAAAGTGACTTTTCCACCTGATCCAATATATTCTTGAACAGCCTTTACAAAGTACTCTCCAACTTTAGCAAGTCCTCCATCACCAATTACAGGTTGTTCAAATGTTTGATATACATTGATATCATAGCTTTGGACAGCACTTGATGAAGAATAAGAATTAGTAGTTCCATTTGCAGAATTACCTGCAGTTAATAAATCACTATAGGATATTTTGCTAAGAGCTCCAGCATCTAATGATCTATAATTAGCTTTTGAAATATTTACTCCTGGAATCCAGTTAATTGCAGAAATAATTGCATTTACAATTCCAATGAACACATTTGATAACATATTCGCACCTTTTATTAAAAAGTTTCCAACAGGAACTATTGCTTTATTGTATAGCCATATGAAGCCTTTACCTAAATACTCTGTAACAACTGATAAACCTTTAAAAACAGGTGCTAATATTTTTCCAACAACTTGTCCAATTAATGATAAAACTCCATTCAGAGGAGCTAGAACCTTATCAATTAAAGGAGATAGAACATTCATAACCCCTGAAAGAATTGTGGTTAAAGGATTTAAAAGACTGTTAACAGATTTAAATGAAGTTATCATTGGTAATATAGAAGTTCCTATTTTACCAAACATAATTCCAATTTTACTTAGAAAAGATGGAGTCTTTATTGATGCTTCAGGTTTGTTTGTAGTAGTACTTACAGGATTTATTCCAGTAATTGAATCTATTACCGAATTAGAATTTTTAACTGTATTTAATTGGCCGAGCATATTATTCCACTCATTTGTAATTCTATTTTGCATTTCACCATCACCGAATCCAGTTAAAACACCCTCTAAAAATGAAACACCTGAAGTCTTTCCGTTTTCTCCAAGGTCTCCAATTCCATTTGAAAGACCTGTAGTAAACATGTTACCAATCCAAGTTGCTTTTTTACTAGGAGAGTGAATATCTAATGCTTCACAAAAGGCTTTAAGTAAGGCATCCCCTCCAAGTTTTGCAATCTCTGGAGCATCTTCAATTCCTTTTCCAAGTCCTTGTAAAAAATATTTACCTATTTCAGTACCACTTAATAAAGCTTCTGAATTTTCTTGATTACTTTTAGACTTATCAAAGATTCCTGAATCAATAGCCTTTTTACCCTGTTTTTGTAAATCAACAGGATTATATAAACCAGTAGATCCATTAAATCTATCTACATAATCAGTGTTTTTGAAATTATCTGATTTGAAATTATCCAATCCATTACTAATTTTACTTCCAAGTTCAAAATTTACCGCTATTGAAAAAGCTAACATACCAGCATTGGGACTTTTAGTAAGTCCACCCGCAACCAAGCCTGCAACTAATCCTAAAACTATGTTTTCTCCAAAAGCTTTATAATCTCCACTTTGTTTTGCATCAATTAAGCCAATTCCAATTGATGCAACAGCTAGCATAGCTGTTGTTTTAGAACCAGAAAAACCTTTTGCAAAAAGAGCAGTTTTAATAGTATTGGTTAGTAAAAGTGTTGCTAGTTTTATTCCTGTAAAGCCTACAGCAAGCAATAAACCAGTTTTAAGCGCATCTGGTGCAACTTTGAATAAATCGGACCAATCACCATCTTTTAAGCCTTTCTGTATCGATTTGAAAGTGTCTCCTGTTGTTTCAAATATAAAATTTATTACAGGAACATTTGAAAATAGATTAGTTAATTTGTTCCATTCTAAACTTATTTCATCAGCTACAATTTTAAAAATATTTCCAACAGTTTTAAAATAGATTGGTAAATTTGTTAATTGAACAACTAGCCATGAATTAAATCTTACAGATTTTTCTATGAAGGATTGAAAATCTTTACTAGTGCTTAAAGTTGATAAAGCTGTACTTACATTTTCAAGTGCAATTTTAACAGTAGGAAGGGTAGTCATTCCAACTGTTTGTAAATTCTGAATAACATTATCTTTAAAAGTTGACCATTGTCCAGAAAGTGTTTTAGATTGCTTTTCTAGCATTCCATTAAACTTTCCACCTTCTGATGTTAATGAGCTCATTGCATTTTCAACTTCAGGAAGTCCAATTTTACCTGCAGTAATCATTTTCATAAGTTCTTCTGTAGTGATATTTAAATTTGTGGCCATTGCATCAAGAAGAGGTACACCATTTTCTGTAAATCTGTTAATTTCTTCAAGTGATGCTTTTCCCTTTGCTCTAATTTTTCCATAAGCAGAAACAAGAGTCATCATTTTATCACTATTTCCCATAGAGAGATCACCAACTTGTTGAAGTTTACCTTGAACATCATCAAGACCAACTCCAAAAGCAAGTAAATTCTTAGCACCGTCCGAAATTGTATCAAAAGAAAGAGGTGTAGATGCTGCAAAACTTCTAAGACTTCCAAGCATTTTAGTAGCATTACCAACTGACCCTGTTAATACTTCAAATTGAGTAGATACTTTTTCTAAACTGGAAGCTTCTTTAATAGCTTTAACTGATGTAGTTAATATTGCAGCAAATCCAGCTAAACCACTTGCAAGACCTACTTTTGCTAGTGATGCCATGCTTTTAGTTACTTTCAAAGTTTGATTATCTAAAGATTTAAGAGCTAGATTTGATTTTGCAGATTTGTTTCTAACACTAGAAAGGCTTTTTGTAACTTTATTAAATTCTTTAGTAGCAAAATTCTTTGCCGAAATGGTTACTTGGACTTTTGGTGCCATGATTTTTGCTCCTCAATCATTCTTTTATTTTGTAATTCAATCCATTTGAATCTAATAATGTCATAAATATTCATATCAAGTGCTGGTTGATCATAAAGGCCACCTGCAACTGGATAATGAGTATATGTACCTTTTGAATCAATCATTCTAAGACAGGAATTAATCCAAGAAATCCATTTCATATAGATGGAATAAGGATTTCTTCCATCAGGGAAATAATCATCAATATCGTAAGAATTTCCCTTAAAGTTCCATTCAACTACTTCACAGATTTCGGACGATTCAAAAAAGGGTTGTTAAATATTTCAACCTCTTCACAAATTTGGGTTGCTAGCTCTACATCTTGCAAGAGAGCATTTAATGAAGATTCTGTTAATTTATCAAATTCTTCTTCATCAAAGTTGTTTCTACCAATTCCATTTTCTAGTTGAAATTTTAATATCTCTCCACTATCAAGAAATTGAGCATCGAGCATAGTTCTAACTTGTTCTTCAGTCATACTTTCTAGAATTTCAGATTCAGTTAAACTCTTATCTAAGTTTGAAAGTTTATCTTCGAGCATTTTAATTTGCTTTACAGGAGCTGATTTAATCAATCGTCTTTTTAAATTATTATATTCATCATTTTGAGCAATATTAAATTTTTTAACTCTATAAGTATAAGTTTCATCACCAACTTTAATTTCAATTGGTTCACTTTGAATTCTATTTGTTATTGATTTTGCTAAACTCATTTTTTATTCTCCTACAAAATATAAAGTTGTGTAATCACCATAGTTGTCTAAATCTGCAATTTGGAAATCAAGGCTTGTATCTATTGTTGTATCTTGAGCGCTCTTACTAGAACTAGTGTATTGAATAGATCTAAAGTCAAAAATGATTTGAGATTTAACATTATCAGTAATATTTGTTCCTAAATATTCAAGTTGTAATGAACTTTCTAAATCACTGGCAACTTTTTCTCTTTCAAGCTCTGAACTTAAAGCATCATCTTTATCTGTTGTTGTTACTGTCATTGAACCAGTTATTCCAAAGACACCTCTAAAGTGTTTTGTTTTCGTTAAAGAGTGTTGAGAAATTCCATCATCATCCGATATATTGTTGGTAAATTCTGCAGAAATAGATTTGATATAATCCCACTGTTTTCCATTTATTAATGTATATCCAGTATTAAATTTCATAGCATCTTCATCTAAATAATCTAATGTTTTATTTGCATTAGTTGGATTGGCTATTAAATCTAATAATTTTAAAGAATAAGATGCTTTTACTTTAGATTTTAAATCACCACTAAGAGAAAAAGAATCAACAGCACCTCCAGAAGCTTTTTCAGTAGTTCCTGTTCCTTCTGTTTGAACTGTAAGAGTTGGATTTTCTCCATAAGTTTTATTTGGACTAAAAATTGTTAATGTAGCATCTGTACCTGAGAAAAATATAGGTTGATAATGTGATGCTATTTGATATGTTCCTGAATTAACACATAAAACAGAGCTAGAAGTTATTAGACCGTTTAAAAGCTTACATTTATAGTTTCCATTATTTAAAGTTGTTATTAAGTCATTTATAGTTGTATCTGCTAAAGCTAGTGTTCCATCAGTTCCAAATTCTGTATCTAATACTTCATTTTTGTAACTTCCTATATATGATTTAATATCATTACTAGTAATTATTAATTTGCAACTTTTTTCTTCACCTACATATACAAGACTTATTCCAGAACCAATTTTAACAGGTGCTGATTTATCACCGTATAAACTTTCAAAAAGCAATTTATTTGACTTATTAGCACTTAAATTACATTCTAATTTTGTAGAGTAGTTGATAGCATCTAAAGAGACTCCAGAACTTGAATTTCGCCCTGTTATAATACCTGTTTCTGATTTACTAACATCTTGTTCTATAAAAGCAACACTAGTTACTGGAACACCACAAGTTAATGGACCTGCTACTCCCATTGTAGTTTCAAGGCCAATAGCTGTTTTAGTATAATTCTTTTTTGGAATTCCCATTTTTATGATCTCCTCTCATTTTTTGTTATTGTTGTAAAAGCTGTAAAAGCTTTTTCTTTTGCAGTTGATAATGTTGTATTATCAATTGATTCTAAATCTGATATATCATCAATTTCATCAAGAGATGTAGTTGATAAAAATAATTCTGTTAAACAGTCCATATACCCACTTATATAAGTTGTTGTCTTATCGTCTGATGAACCATTAATAAAACATCCAATACAAATTTTAATTTTATGGTTTACAAGTCTTACACTTTCATTTTCAGTTGATCGCTCAACAGGATAGAATAAAATAGCAGGTTTCCTTAATCCATTATTTAAATAATCGGTTGCAACAGAACATGTTTTTATTGGTGGTAAATTTCTTGAAGCAAGAAGGGGTGGAAGTTCCCTTTCAACAAATTCTTTGATTTTATTTACTAAGTCAAATTGATTAATCATTTAAAGCCTTCTTGTACATATTTTCTTTAATTGCTTGCAGTGCTGCTTCTTCTCCAACTCCTGAATCCCTCATTTTTCGAACAGTATCAAAAAACCATGGTCTTGGTTGAATTACAATTTCACCTCTTGAAATAAAATTAGTACTAGAGTGAGAATTATTAATTGAACTTAAAGCTGTTTTGTCTTTAGGTTTTATTATGGCTCCGTTATATTCGTAAATAGATGATAATTGGCCACCTTTTAAATATTTGTTTCTTGCTTTTGGTCCACCTTTATAAAAAATGGATTTATTATATTTACCTGTATTTATAGGAAATAGTCTTGCATTAACTTTTCTAGCTCCAGCCTTATAATAAAGAGCTATCATTGACGTTACTTGAGGAACTAATACTTTATCACTTCCTGCATCTTTGAGCATTTTTGTGACGTTTTCTTCACAAACAACTTTTTCGCCTTTTGCTAATCTTGTTTTGTATTTTCTACTCATAATTAAACCCTATCAAATCTAAGTCGGTCTAAAGATTGCTTTGTTTCAAATGACATTTCAAAATCATATTGAATATTTGTTCCTTCAGGGGAAGTTCTATTTTTAATTCCAAAAGCTCTATCTCTCATTTTGTCATAGTTACTAGATATTAATTCAAGTAAAGCTTGTTTTATGATTGTTGGTAGAGTTGTTTCTGTAAAACCTGCAGTATATTTAATTTGAATAACATCTTCACCAGAAAGAGGGATTTCATAAAATTTTATCATTCCATTATCTTTATTAAGTTTATATTTTGAAGGATTAATTAATGATGAATCATTAAAAGCTCTTGCCTTATTAAAATATATATTTGCATCTAAAATTGGAGCATTTGAAAGGAAAATGAATCTTGAACCCCCATTCGCTAATTCAATTCTTTCCATTTGTTCCAATTCTCTATCCAATACACTTTCAACCTTGGCGATTGATAAAAGGATTAAATCATTGATAAAATCATCTTCATCATCATCAAAATCAAATTTGTTTTTTACATATTCAATAGGCAAGAGCATAAATTTATTCCTTTAACAATATATGGGAAGCTGTAAAATTCCCAAGGTAAAAAATTTGAGGTTATCTTCAAATGTACCTTTTTTACTTTTTACGAATCGAATATATTTTTTATCACCAAGATAAGAATATTTTCGAATTTGATTTTCTTTGATTACTTTATTTACTAAATATTTTATTTCATCTCCACCTATTTGGGTTATAGGTACTCTTTCCCATTTCTTTCCATCATCAGAATGTTCTAAAGAAGAAGAAAGATAGTTGGTAGGGCTATAAACACCCTCATAGATGAAATCAATAAAAGAGAGGGCAAAATAATCAGTTCTATCAATCGTAACTGGTTGTTGATTATCATTAACAGTAGAATCATAAGAAGAAACTACCTTCATGCGATTTGCTAATTCTTTCATTATACTTTTGCAACTCCCTTGATTCCAATAATTGCCCAGAAATTTCTTAAACCACCGCCCCAACGTTGTTCATTATAAAATTGAGTAAACCCTTTGTGAGTTATTGAATCTCGGATGATTGTTGCTTTTTTGTGTCTGATAGGTTGATAAGCTTTTGAACCCATCAATAAGCAAAATACATCACCAGAGGATATATCAGGCATATTTTCATCAATTTTTACAGTGACTCCACAAAAAGTACTTGGAGAATCTTTAACTAGTCCATCTTGATCTTTCCAAAGAGGATTGCCATTAGCATCTTCAAGTCCATCAAGAATACCTGCAGTAGTTGAATTCATTATCCAATGTGCTTTTTTCAAATAGCCTGATTTAATGCATCTTTTTGCTTGTCTAAAAATCTTCCATTGTGATTTAACAGGTAAAGCACCTGCAACACCTGTTGGATAAAATCCAAGTTTTCCAAATTCAAGTTCTGATTTTTTTACAACTTGCTTTTGTGTATATGATAAAATTCCTTTAGGTCCTTTTGTTCCGTCACCATCAATAAAATCTTTTGCTAAAAGTCCACCAAGAGCTTCACCAACTCCTGAAGTAATTTCAGATGCTAGATTTTCATCATTATCATCAAGCAAGGAATTTGAAACTTCGGGATCTGCATATACAGCACCAAGTGGAATATCTATATTTTGATATTTTGCAGTGCCTGTTGTGGTTCTATCTTCTGTTTCTCCAACATGGCCTGCAGAATAGCCTTCAGTTCGAACATGATAAGAGACTTTATCAGTAGAAGTAGTTCTAAGTTGTGAAATTTCAAGAATAGCAGAATTTTCAGCAACATCTTTATCTATACCAGATTGAACATCTATTGGAATTAAAACGCCACCGTCATTAGTTCCTGATTCTGTTAAAGTATCAGATATTTCACCTTTCCTTGCAAAAGCTGCAAAACTGGAAATATTATTTGTAGTAGGTACAGGACCATTTCCTCTTGCTTGATTTTCTAGTTGTTGTTTTTCAAGATTTTCGAATTTACTTGTTAAAGTTTTAATTTCATTTTGCAAAGCAGTAACTTCATCTTTATTGTTATTTTTCTCTGCTTGAGCTGTTAAAGCTTCTATCTTTTTTAATAATTCGTCCATATACTTTTCTCCTTACAGTTTAATTTTCTCTAAAGCTTTAAGAGCTTTAGTATAGTCAGTTGTGGTATTATCTTTTTCAAAATAATCTTTTATTTGTTCTTCGTTATATCCGTCCTTTTGTAAAAGGGCAGTTAATGAAACTTTGCTAATATCTTCTTTCTGAATTAAGTTTTTTGGTATATTTTTGTAATTATTCTTTTTAACTAAATAAGAAGAAATTGATGCTGTTGCTTTTGATTCTGATTTTTCAGTACAAAATCCTTTTTCAATAGCTTCATCTGAACCTAGCCATGTTTCTTTTTCTAATAAAGTTTTAATTTCATTTTCTGAAAGATTTGTAGCTTTTTTGTATATTTCAATCATTTCATTTTCAACAGTTTCAAGAATTTCAATTTCTTTAGAAAAGTCTTCACGATTGCCCCTACAAAATGATGCAGGAAGATGAACCATAATTACACCACCGTCATAAATAATACGTTTATCACAAGCCATCATAAGATAGGATGCAGCAGATGCAGCCATTCCTGTAATATGCATTATTTTGTTTTTTGCTGGATGTCTTTTTATAGCGTTATAAATTACATTTGCATCAAAAACAGAACCACCAGGACTATTAACCCAGAAGTTAATAGTTTCAACATTTAAGGCCATTAAATCTTTTGTAAATTGTTCACCAGAAATTCCTGATTCATCCCAATAATCTCTTCCTATTTGATCCATGATATAAATATCTGCTTGAGATTCGGATTCTGCTTTGTTCTTAATTGAATACCATTGTTTATTATTTTTCATTTTTATCCTCTTTTTCGCCTAAAGTCCTCATATTTAAAGGTGTTAAATAATCATCTCCTCCCACAATTGGATTGTAATTTTCTTTTTCTCTTACTTCATTCCTTGATAAGAATCCTGCATTACGGCCAATATTGTATGCGGAATATCTACTTGCTATATTTCCACGTTCCAAGGCATCCATATTGAATTTACAATAATAAGATTCTCCAAATTGTGGTTTTACTATTTGTTGAGTAAAAGCATCCTCAATTCTTACACACCAAGGGGATAGCGTGTATTTTGTGAATTGAAGTGCTTGGTTTTCTATATTTGAAAAAGTAGCATTATCAAGAATTCCAACCATATGGGGTGGAACTCTGAATAATCCACAGATTTCTGCATCTGTTTTTTTTGTTGTTTCAAGATATTGTGCATCAATATTTGATACTGAAAGAGGGTGGAAGGTTTTTCCATTATCTAAAATTGCAGTTTTACCAGCATTTTGAGAGCCACTAAAAGTTTCATTCCACATTGTTTTAAAACGCTCAAAAGTTTCTTGAGTCATTTTGCCTTGAGTTTCAATTATTCCTGATAATCTGGCACCATTTTTGAAAAAATTAGAAGAATATTCTTTTAAAGAAGATGCAAATTTTAAAGTATCGGCTTGGGATGAAATTATACTTTTGCCACCATGACTTTTAATATAGAAAATATTGTTTTTTGAATAAGCTTTATTCTTATAAGTAAAGGTTGGAACCCAATCTGTTACAACAGTATTTACAGAATCAGGTTCCAACCAAAGTAATTGTTTTGTATCAATTCCAATTTTATTTTTAATAGCATAGAAATTTCCACGTAGTGCAAGATGCCAAACCATTCTTTCTAAAAAATCAAATTTAGAATCTTCTTCATTAGGTGATTTTATTAATTTTGTAAAATCGTTATATACTTTTTCTTTTGAACCATCTTTATTAATTTTATAAAGATGAAGTGGTAAAGTAGCTATTGATTCCCCTAAAACATTTACACAAGCATATACGGCAAATAGTTTTTTAGAACCTGCTTCAGACATTACATTTGTCGAAAGATATTGTTCAAAAAAGCTATTTAATGATAATGCTTCTGATGAATTAGAAATATTCTTTTTGTTTTTAAATGGGTTTAAACTTCTCATACTGAATATAGCATACCATCTTCATCATTATCATCAAGCGCTCCCGTTATTCCGAAAGGGGCATAGCCTTCAATGAGTCCAATAACGCCATCTATGCGCTTTGTAGTGCCTTTTATCTTTCTTTTTGAAGGTTTAATATTACCTGCTGGATCAGTCTCTATTTCAACATTAGATATGTTCCAAGATAAAACAGGATTTCCATTATGACGAATATCTTTTGAACGTATTGCAATCTCAATTGCCTTAGATGCTGGAGACATAGATTTATAGCCTTGACCAAATTCAATCATATTTACATCCTTAGCTTGTAAGTGTGAAACCAAAGTTGTAGCATTCCATGGATCATATAAAATTGATAGTAAGTCTAAATTGTATGATCTAACTTTATCAAGAATAAATAATTCAATATAATCTTGATCAACTACATTTCCAGAAGTTAATTCAATCCATCCTTGTTTTGCCCAAACATCGTATGGAACATGGTCTTGTTTTGCTTTTTGGACAACAATTTCTTTTGGCATATAAAAAACAGGAATTACAAGTGCAGGTTCTGTTTCATTAAGTGGAGGAAATACAAATACTGTAGTTGTTAGATCTATCCTTTGAGATAAATCAACACCTACATAACACTTTCTTCCTATTACATCATCAAATGAAAATTTCTTATATAATGCATCCCAAGATTTTGCATCAATCCAAGTGTTTGGAGCATCAACCCATAAGTTAAAATTCTTTGTTAAAATAAGAGACTGTTTTCTTGGTTGTGATAAGGCTTCTTTGATTCTGTCTTTTATAAATTTTGGGTAAATTGAAATACCATAATTAGGATTTGCTTTAATTGCATTTTTTTCATCTGCCCAATCATCATCTTCATCTAGTTCTGCTATAAAATAAAAAGAACCTTCTCCATCAAGAATGTTATTTAAAACTTTTATTGCTTCGTCTCTTTCTTCGGTGTAACAAGGTCCTTGAAGATTAGTTCCAGCAGTTGTTGTAATTATGATAAGAGGTTGAGATCTTGCACCCATACCAGATTTAAGGACCTCTAGCATTTCATTTGTCTTGTGAGCATGATATTCATCAATCCCAGCACCTGATGGATTTAAACCATCTTCAGTATCACTATCAGCGCCAAGAGGTTTAATGAAGGAATATAGTTCTTTAATTATTATTGTTGAAGTTGACGGATAGAATTTAACCATCCTTTTTAAATCAGAATTCTTTTTAATAAAAGCTTCCATCTGTTTCCACATGATTTTAGCTTGGTCTTTTTTTGTAGCTGCGCAATAAATTTCTGTTCCTGGTTCTCCATCTAAAAAAAACTGTGAAACTAGCATTGCAGCAGCTAAAGCAGTTTTTCCATTTTTTCTTGCAACTTCAATATATACTTTTGTAAATCTTCTGTAGCCTGTATCTTTTGAAATCCAACCAAAAGTTGAGGCTACAATAAACTGTTGCCAAGGTTGCAAAAGGAATTTTTCATGTTTTAAGGCCCATATTCCTTTTGTATGTTCTAATAATGAAATGAATGAAATTGCTTTATTTGCTTTTTTGATATCAAAGGTCCATTCCCAATCTTTATTTTTTAAATCCTTTTGGTGTCTAATGCATGCTTGCTTAACTAAATTACTAGCTATTATTTTGCCACTAATAACATCTTTAACATATTCATTGTAAGTAAATTCTAATTCCATCAATTACCACTTATTAATTTTTGCATAGGTGATAACTCTGAAGTTTCTTTATTAACTTCAACTCTACTTCTTGAAGCAGGGGTTAATCCTAATTCTCTGTAGTAAGTAAGCATTTGTTGTTGAGCTTTTTCATAAGTCATTAACTCTGCCATTTCGGAGCGTTTATATTCTCTCTCTTTCATATATTCTTTTAAACTTCTTTTTTCTTTTTTATCAAAGTCCCAATAAATGGATCTTCTTGAAGTAACCATCATTTCATAAGTAAAAGATGCTTGTTCTAAAATTGATAAATCAGCTTGAGTTAATACTTTTCCAGAAACTAGAACTTTGTAATTATCCCTCCAAAATTCTTTTCCGTCTTTTGTTAATCCCATTGGTGGAGGAAGTATATCTGTTAATGAATCAAAGGAAGGTTCTAAATTGTTTTTTCTATATTTATAATCTGTACCTGCAGCTTTTTTTAGAGCCGTAGGTTTTCTAGGTCTAGCCATTGAAAAACTCCTTTAAAATTTTGTTGATTTTACTTAACGTTTGTATCCATGAGAAATCTCATTATGCGAGCGGTTGCGTATACCTTCATACGCGGTCTATAGAGAAAAAGCCCTAGAGATTTAA